GGTTCGCCTTCGTCTTGACCTGGGTTGCCGGAATGCTTGCGCCCTCGGATACCTGCATGAGCATCTTGTCCTGCTCGGAGGGAACCGAATAAACGCTTCGGTAATCCATCGCATCGATGGTCGTCGTGCTTGCCGTAATCTTCGGCAGCACATTGTTTTCCTCCATGCCCTGTTTGACCGCGCGCGCAATATACTCCGGGAACAGGACGCTCGAGTCCATCGTGCGGAAGAATTTTTCCACCGGGTCCGAGTACGCACCCTTTGCGTGGATATCAAATCGCTTGAGCTG